ATAGCAATACGTAGACTGTTTGGCGTTCGTTCAGTTGACGTATTGCTCCAATGACCAACTGCATCTTTATCTAAATTTAGTTTTCTTTTCTTAATTCCTTCCTTTTTTTATATTATCAAATATTTCTTGAATTTTATTTTTTCCATCCATTCCCTCATAACCATAAGGAGTTATATATTTTTCAGCAAGATCTTGATAGAATTGGTCTATAAGCTTGTCTTTGATTAGAGAGTTATACCCACTTGTTCCATTTGTCTTTTTGCTATTTCATGTGGAGAAAGTCCTTCTTTTATTACCTTTGTTTTTCAATTTCTGCCAAACTTTTACCAACTTTAGTTAAATGTCTATCTGCTATTACAATAGGATTTGATTTCATAGCACTTCCCAATGGGTCAAATCCAAGAGCACCTAATCCAGCTGTCATAGCTACATTTAAAGCTGCTTCTTCTTGCTGTTTTAGAATTTCCTAAACTTGAAGCTAAGTCACCCACCATCTTTACAGGGTTGACATATTCATCAAATACTTCTCTCCATCCTCCTACATTCCCAGGGAATAGTCTAAACTTCTCACCTATATCAAAGTTCTTTTCTTTGAAATGTACCTTTTGTATTTCTTGCTTTTTTTCTTTCTTTTCTAAAACTTTTTGTTTATGTTTTTCAGTTGCTACTTTTTGTTCTTCTGTAATACGTTTGTTTTCTTGCCATTCAGCTTCAGTGAGAGGTCTAGGTTTTGGTGCCACTCTGGTTCCATCTTGACTAATACTCTTTGGTTTAAAATCTTAGTCCCTCTTGATCGAATCTCATACCATCCTGTGCACTGGCTTTTGTCTTCTTTGCATATTTTCCATTGGAAGGAATGCTTCCTGTTACGTGCGTTACATCATTCCTGTAGCACCAGGGAGATCACCACCTATTGCAAATTGTCCACCCCCAAGCAGGACTATAATTCCTACCCTGTGTGTCATTACCCATACCTACAAATCCTGGAGGAGTGAAAATGTCATAATCATTATAATTAAGCTCACCGCCTGATTCATATTTGTCTAACCACTTTTTCATGTTATTTGTATGACACTTGAGAGGATGAAATAATAAATTGTGAAACTAGGTGAATGTCAAGACCTATTATCAAGAATATGTCTCACCTTCAAATCTTTAGCTCTTAAGGGCTCTTTCTTGAAAGACCTCTTTCCATAATCCATGTTAGCTTGATTAACCACCTTATCAATAGACATGTTTTCACACGTAGTTACAGAACAAAGGAACTTGTTTGTTTTTAACCAATGACCAGAATGTGTTATATTGATAGAAGTTATCGCTCTCTTTGTATATGTAATTGTCTTACTATCAGTGTTGTATACAGGATACTTCATGTATTCCTTTAAGTTATTGATGGGGCTTGGGAGCAAGAATCAATACACCTGAGGACTGTTGTCCATTGTACAGAACAGCTTTATTAAACCATGCTCCATACTATTTCTATCTTAAGGTTGTCATTAAATGCTCCATCATCTGTTGGAAAGTATTTATACACCTTTGTATAGTCTTGAATGGATTGTAATATCTCATCTTGATATTTATACGCAAATGGATATTCTATAATGTATGGCTCAGTGTTCCCATAGAAATGGTTGGTACATGGTTGTAGTGATGAGATGTCTCCATATACAAGCTGTACTAATTTGTTTATATCCATCACTTGCTATATCTAATGGGGAACCAGTGGTAACTAAAAAAGACTTTTTCTTCTTACATTTCGCCTGTAGATTCTAATACTATTACAGAGAAACCTCATTATTAACGCTATAGCTCACACCATCAATCAATGATTGTTTAGATACATCTGTAGCTAATACATTCTCATATTCATCTGTTATAATGAATGGTCCTACATTAGCAGCAGAGGAAGTTAATTTTATGGTGACTACTTTAGACATATTATGATAAAATTATTTTTATTCCATTAGCAATGTTTCCTGAAGTGAATGTTATAGGATTAATTGTTACTGTATGGCTACCATTCCCAGAAACTGTGAATGTTAATGGTAATCCTGTAGTTCTATCTACAATGTCTGACGATAATACAGTCATATTAGAAGATAGAGCATTGTTAGTAATCACTATTGAATTGGATCCTACAATTCCATTAGGAGATGTTCCTAGTGTATTTGGTGCGGTTGGTAATGTTATATTTGTTAAACCAGTTACATTTATACCATTTAATGCCACTGTAAAGTTATTTTGGCTAGTTCCTATTGAGTTTGAATTTCAATAGTCATTGGAGCCACAGTTGTAGTGGTGGTAGTGGTGGATGTGGATGTGCTTGTAGATGTAGTGGTGGTTGTTACAGGAATACGATTGTATATTTCAACAATTACACCACCTAAAACATGGAACACTACACTATTGTATTGAGACTCTCCTGTAAAATACCATCCATCAGGTATTGTGGAGCAGTCTGTCGTACCATTCCATACATACACTCTGGAGCCCTCATACAATCCTTCATATTCAACATCTAAATATGTGGGGACAACATTTACATATTGACTACCAAACGTATTCAAATATGCAACAGCAGCACAAGCAGCAGACGAACTTCCTGTAGAAGTGGTGTTGCTAGGAGGAGATATTGTTAAATATCCAGTGTAAAATACTTCTCTATTCACATTAGAAGGTCTTTGGCAAGGGGGTGGAGGAGGTGGTATAGTTATTATTGCTGTTCCTGCTATTACTACAATCCAGGAATCTCAACTGTTCCAACCAGTCTACAATCAAGAGTGGTGGTCAGTGGATGTAGTGGAAGATGTAGAACTTGTAGAAGTGCTGCTAGAGGTTGTAGTGGTAGTTGGAACAGAAACAGGAATACCAACAATCGCATCAAAATCATCACAACATCCATTAACACCAGAATAGAAGAAATTGTTTTCTCCTATATACCAATTAGGTAGATAGCTATGGAAGCTAGTCCCAGCTCTTGGTCTTCATACTTAAAAGATAGTGTCCAGCTCTTATTACAGAAATAGGTTTCATCTGTTAAATAAACCACTTTTGACGAATAGTGAAGACTTATACACATAAAACTCTTTTGCTACATCATCGTATTTAACATCAGATGTTTTTGGAATATAGTCTAACTTAGTGATAATCACCCTATCATACTTTCTGTCATACACACCAGTGCAATCCTATTCCTGTGAAATGGTTATACTGTAGGAACATCTGGAAAATAGCGTAATATTTCAAATGGTCTGTAAAGACCTCATTCCTGAACCAAATGCAGATAGGTCTACAGCTTGTTGTCCAGAGATGAGAAACACTTGTCCACGTTTAGCATCCACCGTGATTTGTCCCTGAGGAATCTTTAATCGGAATTTATTCTGACTACCTACATATACCTAAATCTGTTTCAGCAAAATCAATAGGAGGAGCAGAGCTGAACAGTCTATTGTTTCCTGTATATGCAGCTTGAGGATTACTGGTGTCTATTGTTAATAAGTTGTTGTATAACAGTGTCTTATTACTACAAAACGAGCAGACAGCCCTGTTCTGTATACCATCCAGAGAAACTAAATTTGCCATAGTTTTGTGGGAAATCATAATAAGAAACAGCTCTGTAAATCAACCAACTGTTCACTACTACTATCAGCATCTATATTCTGAGAGTCAGAATAGATGGCCTTAAAGGGATAGTAGGTGTAACATGGCTTACTCCAATCAACAGGCAAATGTGTGAAGGTGTTCTCTTTATTCTGTTTGGAGAATGTCACATTGTAATAATATGTGTTATCCTGAGCTATTGGAACAAAGGTTTGTTGAACCCAATCATCAGGAATTCCTGTACTTACATGAGGCCAAAACTCTCCTTCTTATTATTAAATGCTTGACGAAGGTCAACATTATAAGAACTTTCACAATAGAAATTAGGTATTCATATGCAAACATATAGAAATATCCATAGTAATAAGTTCTTGATGGGTTGCTAGATGGTAATTGTCCTGCACCAATTGCTTGTGAATTAGGACAATCAAAGTTGTGTGCCTTGTATGATATAATGTTTGATAAAATTGCAAAGTTGTCTGCTGAATAGTCTTTCAGAATAGAACGTGCTCGAATGCCAATACTTTGGATAGGCAACATTACCTGATTTCAGTCGTAGAATATATCACTATCATCTGGAGCATCCACTCTGTTGTCTATAAAGAAAGGAAGCTTTGTTTTATATGCAAATCTACTAATAAATGTCCCCTGCCACCAGAAAACAGTAGCTACATTCAGCAGTGCATTATATCAACTATTGCTTGGAAACCAGTGTCTACTGTTTCATAAGAATATATTTGTCCATATTGGTTGATGAATACATTCTTTATTGAGGCATAATGAGACAACAGATATGTCTTTCTCCTGTGCTGGGAGAAGCACAAACATTCTTGCTAGAGATTGTAAATCTTGAATTGTCTGTTATAATTGGAACCCCTGCAGGATTCATGTTTGGACTATCACTCAGCAAATGGTAAAGGAGTTTTATTAACGTCTGTTCTTAAATATACAGAGGTTTCTCTATTTGTAATTATTGATGTCTGTTTTTATCTCCAACATTTAATACACCAGGAATTAAATATCTAGCAATATATCCTATCTTTGCTTAATTCCTTGATTATCAGAACTCCCCACACCATAGTTGTAATCACCTATTGAGTTGAAAGAATATGCATAGTTTTTCCTTGTTTAATACCATTCGAGTCAGATGGCAAGATGGGCTTGGTATGCAGTGAACATTGCTGTTGGGTCAAATGGATTAGTTGTTTCACCCAGTGCACGTGAACTATTCAATGCATCTCTTTGAGCTTCTTCTGTCCAAGTTAGTCTGCATTTAGCATTGTTTTTCACCTGAACAAAGTGAGCTTTACCACCACCAAACACTACACTTTCCACCTTCAAAACATTTCCTAAGAATGGTTGCCCAAAGGATGTTTCAGGAGAATTGAATATTTGTCTATATTTCTCTGTCACTCCAGGTTGAGAGTTTCTGATTTCACAATTTTGACCTGTGACAGTTCTAATATAATGAAAACATAAATCACCAGGACCATCCACCTTAACAGGTGTAGTTCCTGGCACTACATTCACTTCCATATCTATTGCACCAAGGCCATCCATCTACCCATTCGGTCACAATACCTCTAACAACATCCTCATATTGTACTCTTGCTCCTCTTCTGATTTCACCACAGAAACACACCTCAATACTCCATACATCATATGTAGAAAGACCTATTTCTGCTTCTGCAGGACCAACAATTAAAGGTTTTCCTATAGAGCACAGTTGATAGGTTCCTAATGCTGTATATTTCTTTGTTGTTTGTTTGTTTGTATTACAATCTGTGTATATTACATCTGCATAAGAAGCTCCTCCATTAGGGTCTAATTGCAGTTTTGTAATATTAACATTATACCCATCACACAATTGTGAAAATGCATTGTTTGTTGTATTTAAGAATGGGTCTGCAGTTAGGTCATTGTAAGGGTAGTTTGGATAGTAATAGGTTTGGTCTTCTCTAGTGTATGTGTTTACATTCCTGAGCATACCCTTAGCTATAATCAGATTTGTTTGTACCTCTATTCCCACAGTATGATTTTAAACCCTATAATATCAGCTTTCTGTTCAGCTGTTAATCCAGAACTTTGTATAAGATTAGAAACTCTTGTACATCCAGTCTGACACCCATAGGAAAGACAGCATCATTTCCCATAACTAATCCTGAGGAGCCAGTGAATACCTTTGAGCTCGTATGCAGGGCTAATATTAATATCAGGGAACTTGTGATGTCTAATGGGCTTACCAGCTAAATCTCCCCATACATCACTGTTACAAGGATAGGTTTCTGTTGATTCCCAATAAGAGAATGTACCATATTGATATGGTCCTTTGTATGTTACGTTAGATGAATATCCAGGAGCAAATCCTGTTACATTAGCTGTATTGTATATTTTCCAATACTTACTATATCCAATTCCTCCTAATGTATAATCAGGAGTGCCAACAAAATCAGGATTGGTATCTGGTATATCTGGAAGGAGAGATTCTGTATTACTTAGTGCTTTCCCAGGGATGTGAAATCCATCTGTTTGTTTACCATTCTTCAGAAGGAATACAATCTCAAAAGCATACACCTCATCCCTTAAATATCCTCTTAAGTTTGTAGCATTTAGCTCATTTGCATAGTTTTCTGTGGCTGGAAGTCTCCATGTTTGCCATCTGAAGAGATATTTATTAGCTATGCTTTGATAGTTGATTCTATCAATAGATGTAAGATTGTCCCAAACAAGAACATCCTGGACATTTGTCAAATCTTGAGCAATTTCGTAATAAGGAAACTTCTCAAATATATCATCCACTGTCAGACGTATTTGTGTTACATTCTGGCCTGTATATGTGATTGTTTTATTGTAACTATCTATATCGTATGTACCAACTAGTTCTACAGACGTAATATCATTCACTGTTTTTATTACAGCAATGTTAATGTATTTATACAGCCCTGTGTCTTCTAAGTTGTTGATATTCAATACAATAGACTTTCCAACATTGTAATTGAAATTAACAGATGTTAGAGCTGTGTCAGCAGATTGGTGTAGGATTAGTGATTGAATAATAGGAAGTGTAAGGATTTCCTTGAGAGTCACAATATTGAATAGCAAATTGGTATGTACCAGCTGTTAAGTTTCCTGTGCTAGTAACATCAACTACAGATAGTTGTGGAATCTTAAAATTGGGTTGAAGTTTCAGTTGGTTACAATCAGACATCATCCGTGTAATCAGGATTGCAATTCAGGAGTGCTACCTGGTCTAAGTATCTCTTGGAACATTATCTATATCTAAATATCTTCTAGGATTGTAACCATCTGTCCAATAGATTTCCGTAGAACAGTTAGTTATTTTATGCAGCAATCTTATGTATTGGATGGTGAATGTTAAAATTCAAGACAGGGAGCATTGACAATTACACAGATAGAGACAATCATTGTTGCTCCCATACATCCAATCTGACTATCATTGGTGTCAGGATTTGTAATGAAAAATATATGTTTGTTCTTCTCCTGTATCAAATGAGACCCTATTAATATAAAGCCAGAAGGGAATGTAACACATAGTTCATTCCCTGGCTCATTCTGATAGTTAACAGAACTTGCATCATAGTTTTCAACAGAAGCATTTAATGCATAGGTGAACTTCCCTTACTTGATTTGATTAGGGGTTTGGTCCATGTTTAGACCTGTTGTAGCATTGTTGTATTCCTGTCTAATATTACCTTGTTCCTGTTCAGCCATTGTTATAAATATCTTAAGTAAAAATTTTTATTTTCTCTTAATTTTTTTGTCAAACATGAGTAATTCATTTTTAGTAAATTAGCTGCATCTTTTACAGATGGATATATTTCATTTGTAAGTGTATTTATTACTTTCTTAGCAAATGGACTATTTCTCCCTGCTCTTTTACCAAACATTGGGTGTTTTTCCCCACTTCTTCAGTAATTTGGATTTTTATCACCATAACTTCCGTATCTTGGATGTTGTTCTTTTGGTTTATTTTCCAATATCCTATATTACCATAAGCTGGATGATCTTTTCCTTTACCAGTACATTGCATTTTTTCTCTTCCAGATTGTGCATTACTCGAGTTTAATTTAGTTTCGGATGAAACTCTACCATTACTTCCAGGTTCTTTAATATTAAGCATCTCTATTCCACAATCTTTGTAAAGTTGCCAATATAAAATTTCATTATTATTATATTATATTTTTGAGGAGTATCTATTGGTAATTCATGTACTATTTTGAATACATGATTATTATATCCATATTTTAATAATGGTATCTGTGTATCTTAATACTGTTGAGTATTTCTTAAATTTTTATATTTACTTTTTCTAGCTAGTCCAATTTTTACTTTGACCAATATAAATTTTACCACTCGGAGATGTTATTTTATAAATTACTATCATTTTATGAATTTCTTCTATATCTACTTACTCTATTTGGTAATTCATACATGTTGAAACGATTTAATTCCTGTTTAATTTTTCTCTGTTTTTTTCGTAAACTGTAGATTTTTTGATTTCTATGTCAGCCATAATGAACACTTCTTTCAGACTGTTGTTTGTAATACACCAGTTTCTTTTCTAATTGATTGAAAGTTTCATCATTGGTTTGATTTGTTAATGTTTCAAACATCTTAAACTTAATGAATGCTTCAATGTATTCCTAATACGATAGTTATCATGGAATCATTTGACTTCCAGCACTATCATATTCTGTAGCATAGAAAACCAAATGAACAACACCATTACGAAACTGTTTACAAACTTATTGTCTCTTATATCAAAACTATCATATCCTGAGGAGCCAGGAGTAAATTGGTTGATAGGAGGGGCTTCACGATAGAATTACCCCAATTGCTTGTATAATCTACACCACAGTTTCTCTTGGCTGAAATATTTCCTGGTTTAAGTAGATATTCTCTTCTATAAGTGACAGGTGCTTGATTGTTTGTTTTATATACAGCTTGAATCAAATCGGGCATGCATGTTAGGACAGTTTTCTTGTCCGCAATTACCTTCTTGACAAGGAGTACCACTTGCAATAACAGGACTCACCTGTATTGTTGTAGAAGTGGCTGCCTGAGAATAGAATGAGTATTCAGCTTGTTGGTAAGGAAATACCATTTACAGCTGTACAAAGCCATGCTTCACGAACAGCATAAGAAGTTGTCTGGAAGCCTTGCTTCATAGTCAGAAATGTTCAATATATCCTCAGCTATTACATAGGTGGTTCTTCCCAGCTTTCTAGACATTTGTCTAGATAGGTGGGAAACATTAAATCATCTATGGCTCCTGTATCAAAATAGCTTTTAAACTCTTCCTTAACAGTGGCATAGATGGGCTCAGGACTAACAAATTGATATTTGTAATAATAACTCATTCTTTATTAAATTTTCCACTCATGATAAATATGTTGATATTTGTCATCGGTTTTTATGTAATGTGACAGAAGTCTTGAGAGTTTCTCTGGCAGGTTTAAAGAACCAAAATGCCATGTGTCTAAATCTAGCTGTTTTCTTGAACCATGCCCATCCAAAGAAATATCCCTCAGTGTGGTAGTTGAAATTATATATTATCTTTCCCTTCTCTTTGGTCTTCTTCCAATCAACAGGAAGATTGATAAACTCTTTTCCATCCACACCTTTTATTTTCCTACGCTTCTTTTTCCTTATAGACCATTCACCAAATCCAAAAGGAAGTCTTGCTCTTTCACCTGTTTCAAGAATGTATTCTTTGAAAGCATTGTTGAAAGAATAAATGATGTTTCTCCATTCGTCAAATGATAATTTGATTGATGGATTAGTCTTGCAGAAATGGTTGTAGTTTTCTTTACTGGATGATCTCCAGTCTACTTTTCACTCTCATTATTATCGAAGGTTTGGAGCATTCGGTGATTGACCATCAATTCCATCTTCTGAGATGTCAGTTTTAATTTTGAAATATGTATTTAATAGCTTCTGAGAGGTTAATTCCAACACCTGTTTTTCTAGATAGCCTGGAACAGGAGATTCTCTATCTAGAGGATTCTTGCATAACTCTTCGTTTGTATATTGTACATTACCACATCCACACTCTGGATAGAGAATAGAAATAGGTACATCTTCCTCAAATAAAGCTACCAATCTGATTGCTTGTAGTTGAGGATTGCTTACATACAAATAACCATTAGAAATCCAATAGTATTCCTCTTTTTTAATTATAGGAAGTTTCAGCAGATTTACATATCTATTGACAGTCGTTTCTTTTAATTTCTTTCCTTGTCCGCCCATGTCATGTTAATTGAGTAGACACCCTGGATAACATATTGGTAATTACCCTCTGTTATCCTTGGGAGCTTGAATTTTGACCTTCCTACAGTGCAGGGGTCTACATAATCACAACATTCAGAAATAGGAACTTCTACCATTTCCAAACAAGGAATAGTAGTAAAAACTGTATCTGTTGCCCATAACTTTCTTAAATTGGTTTCCCTTTTTATCAAAAGAAAGGCATTGTTCTTAATCTCAGACATGATTGCTCTATCTGTTATCAAACTATCTGTTGACAACAATTTATGCATACTGCGAACAGAAGATACTAAATATCTAAAAGTACTCATTTTAATTTAAAATTTTATTACTCCAAATATATCCCTTGTATATATTATTTTTTCTATTAACTGCGTTGTGTATACCACTTGTAAATAGTCCCGTTTTATTAGATGCGTCTGAGTAAGATGAGTATTCACAAATAAGTTCTTTGTTTAAGGAATATTGAAATATAGGATTACAAATTTTTGATAATCTTTTATTTATTCCTTCATTATAATTTACAGGATTAATTTTAGAACCACAATACTCATATCTCCACTGATATCCTTTAAATGTTATTCCTTTGAGACTAGGTATCCTATTATTTTTTAAATTGAAAAATCTACCTATATCTGAAATACTATCCCATTCCTTAATAAAATTTCCTTCTAAATCGTATTGGTATGCTTTTTTAGATTTAGAATTATTTTTTCCAAACTTTCCTCTACTATAGTTATTTTTTGACAGCTTTGATTTTGTTTCATTTGAAACAATTTTTCCCTGATTACCATCTCCACCATTCGTTAAATTAGATAATGTTCCTGTTTTTTTATCTATTCTACCATATAAATTAATAAATTCAATTTCTTTTTGTTTAATGAATTCATAATTATTAGATTCTATTAATATTTCAATTCTATATTGAGTTTTTTAATTATATCATTATATATTTTACTTTATGTTTACGATACGCTCTGTGATATTCGGAAGTTAAAGTTTTGAATTTTCTTTTTATTAGTTTTTGTCCCAATTCCTATATAAAATGGTTCATTTTTATCAAGTCTAATATATCTATATAAATAATATTTGCCAATATCCTCAATCATCAGAAATAAGTTTTCTATAAGTTGACATTATAAATATTGTTTGAATATATTTGTCATTCCATTGTCTTCTTCTATAAGAAAGGCAGTCACCTCTCCTTTAGCTCCTACATATCCATCTTATCATCCCATCTACTTTTAGCTGTTGAGAATGCTGGAATTTGATAAAACTTAATTCCTCCAAAATCTTGACTAAGTTCATGGTGTTTATCACCTGTAAATATGTAGAAATGATCATGGTCTGACCATTCTTGTTTAAATTCTATTGGGAATATACTAGCTAATTTAGCAGGCTTTATAGCATCCCCATGATTGAACATAATTGCTGTCTTTCCAAAGCTGTAATACTTTCTGTAGGAACTTTCTACATCGAATGTAATTTCGTTGTAATTTCTATAATATATTGATAACCAATTAATTAAGTGCCATCCTACATACTCATCATGATTACCAGGAACATAAATAACACATACATTTGCACCTGTTTCTAATAAGTTGTCTATTACATCTATTTCATGGTCACATATACGCTTAAATGATTCATGATATGAAAGAATGTTATCCTGAGGAGTACCCTTAGTTGTGGTAGATGTAAACTCACTATTGAATTCATCTGACCCTATTACATACACTATTTCTTCTAATTGGTTTGATATTTCAGCTTGATAGACAATTGTCTTTATTCTGTCAAGCACCATTTTAAATCTATCTTCAATATCATTCTGTCCATGAATATCCACCTTATTATAATGAGCATCTTGTTTGTTTATTACAAGAGCTGCCAAGGGGGATTTATTAATTGTTAAGAACTCTCTACCTACATTCTTCTTTTCTGGAGCTTTGTAATTGCTCAGAAAGATAAGATACTGGTCTTGGAACAGTTGTTCATCCTTTTCTTAGATAACCAAGCTTTCACCTGCCAGCGTGAGAATTACCATTTCCCCAGTAGTTCTGTACGTATTTAGTAATTTCCCATTTAGTAGTGTCTATTTTACACTTTTCAATTAACTCATCCAATGTCTTGATTTCATTGGCTAAACTTAGGGTGATTTCCCCTTTTCCGTTAACAATATCCTTCTTCAAATTTAACAATCTTATCTTCAAGCTCTGCTATATATATTGCAGATTCAGCTTCATTTCTTATGTATTCTCTGTCTTTTAGTTGTTTTAATAATTCTTTCACATCCGATTCTTGAATCCCTAGCTTTTCAGCATAGAATTTTGTACTTTTTTTCTGTCTCAAAAGCCTTTCTAGCTGAGATAAAAGATGTTGATTTTCAGACATATATGATTGGTTAAGTTAAAATTGCAGTAAAGATACGAAAGGTTTTTCAGAATTTCCAAATTATTTTAACTAAACTGGTTATTGGTAATAATTAAATTAGTTATGTTCTATAAATAAAAACTTCCAGGGGTAGAAACCCCCAGGAGAAGCCCTGAAAACCAATAAACAGGGATTTTTGAATGTTATAGTCCAAATCTTGTTTTATAAAAGTTGTAGTTTTGTGCAACTTCATTGTCACTTAGCGGTCTATTATATATTAATGCAAGATATTGTTTTGTATATGATCTTACAGCACCACCGTAGCCTGTTCCAAATTTTAAAGTTACATTACTATTATTAATAGGATGTCCATATTGTCCTATCATATATGTTTTACTAATAAGTACACCATTCAAATATATACAATTAAATGTACCACTATATACACTATTAGGAGCAGGCGAATAAGTGTATGTAAACATATATTTAGTATTACTACTAATTATATTACTGGCATTATTTTCTATATTAAAACCATAACCGTCTGACATCCAATGTCTCATACCACTTATATTATAAGGCGCACCTATTGTACCTATTTCAGTTGTAAATTTAATAGTAATGCCAGAAGCTTCACTTTTATCTAATATAACACTTCTTGATCCTACATTAGGAGTTTCTGCTATAACTGAAAATGTATAACCTCCTTCTACATAAAAATTAGAAGAATCATTTGTATCAACTTTAGACGTATCTCCTACAAAATTTATATAACTATTATCTCCTGCATTAACAAAACTTGCTCCAGAAAGACTTAATGTAGCATTTCTATTATTGCCACTTAAATCATATAATGTATTTCCACTTCCTGGATAAGAAGCTGTGTTCCCCCAATCATAAAACATGTATAATCCAGAAGTAATTAATGAAGGGGCAGAAACATTATAACTATTAATTTCTATCCATTTACCCACCTTAGGCATGGAATAAGCAACAACCATACTGCTAGGAACTGTTCTTCCTGAGCCATCAATTCTAATGAATGTTCTTAATTTTTTATCAAATGACATATTATAAACAGGGATTTTTAAATATCTAATGATTAAATAAGAGTAAGATTTACCCAAGAAGTTGAACCACTAAGTGTTGGTGAAGGTATACAACAGCCACCAGTTCCATTCCAACCAACAGTAACATTAGCGCTAGGACTACTAAATCCTGTACTAACACTATTAGCACCAACAAAAGTAGGATTTTGTCCAGTGCTGCAAGAAAACATAAAATTACCAACTCCTGGAGCATTTGTAGCTGATGTTAATATAGCAGTTTGACCAGGACTTATAGGAAAACTTCCAATATAAGGAATATTAAAAAGTCCTCCAGTAAATGTAGTCCCAAAATCTGTTGAAAATCCTAAATTATTAACCACTGCTGAAGTGCTATTGTTATATACAGTTACAGTACCTGTTATTCTAAAATTAGTCCAATATCCATTATCAGTTAACCATACTCTGGCTGCCATTACCCGAAGGAAATGTTTGTGTATTTCCTGCAAGTTTTGTAATATATTTAGCTAAATCTAGAAATGAAAGTTCTGTTCTAGCTTCAGACCTCCAAAATCCTACAGAGGCAGTAACTGATGGTGGTACTGGTGTAGGTTGATTGTTTGCTGGAACTTCTTGAGCAATTATCCATCCTGATGATTCATCAGGACCATTCCACCAAGGAATGCCTGTACTTCCATATCCATTAGGCGGACCATTATCAATACCTATTCCTAGGTTTCCAATTTTATTGGTTCCTGTGATAATTGCTCCTGTATTTCTAGCAAAAGGTCTACTTGATGGTTCTGCTCCCATATATTAATATTCACAACTTCCTGTTATTGTTAATGTTGGTCCTTCTGTTGTAATAATGGTTCCTTGAAGAGCACATATATTACCGTTTGGAACAAGTGTTTGATTAGTCCACCACACCCCATAACAATCTTGATAACTTCCTTTCCAATCTACAACCCCATTGTTTGTATAGTTTTTACAAAGAGCTGCTGTAGTGGTGGTTGAGGTTGTTGATGTTGATGTATTAGTTGTTGAGCTAGTGGTAGTTGTCACTATAATAAGTGGAATGTCTATATAGTTTAAACATGTATTAGTAGATTTCACTCTTATTACAGTGGCTGTATCTGGTACTGCTGAGGATAAATATTCCAGCAAGTAGAGCAGCTTTGCTCACACCTGTTGCAAATGCTGAAATAAATCCATCAGCATCTGAGTATAAATCAAATGGTCCTGTATTTGTTCCAGCTGTTGTTAATGTAATTAATACTGTCATCTTATTGGTTTTATATTAGAATTGTCTTATTGGTCTAACCTTAGTGGCATATTGACTACTTACAGTGCCAGGATACCCTAAAAATGCTCCAGTAGTCTTATTAGCAGCATTTACATTTCCAGTGATAAAATCTCTACCAAATGCTTCTGTTGTAGAAAACTCTTTTGATGTCCAATATCCATAGTTACCAAATCCACCAATAGCCACTCTATTAATATATAATTTATTTATCTCTCCTGTACTAGGAAGGTACCAGTCATTATATCCTCCTCCAGCATAAGTTTTACAAACTCTTGCAGCATAGGTTCCTGTATTCCCCAAAGAAGCGATAATTGCATTTGTGTTAGTTAATCCAGAACCAAGAACAAATACTGTTGGTCCTCCAACTTCTAATGTAGCACCAATAAAGTTATTTTCTCCCATTATCCCAATTAGGACAAGTGATATCTGAAGTGGCTGCCACTATACCATGTTGCACACTTGCATTATATCCATCATCACCAGGCTGTAATATATAAGCAATTATTCCTCCTAATGCAGGTTGACCAACGGTATAAGCCACTGTAGTGGTAGTAGTAGTAGTTGGAGGTGTGGTGGTAGTAGTTGATGTACTTGATGTAGAAGTGGTGGTGGTTAAACCATTTATTTGATTCTGCAAACTTTCAATTGCTGCTTGCAAATCACACACCTTTGAGTTAGCTTTTTGTAAACTTTCTGTAAGGGTATCACAAGTTTCTATCTCTGTACATATTAAATTTGGTCCTGTATAGTTTATACTATCAGAAGAATATGTTGGTTGATTACAAGGGTCTGATTGAGAACAAGACATTGTATATAATTTATTGGTTAATTGTAATTATTTTATCTATTCCTGGAACTCCTCCACATCCCGTTAACACTGTTGTTACTCCTCCTACATTAAATAATGGTGCTGTTATTCCAGAACCAACACAACTACCTGAACCAGTTGCTCCACCAGAGTTAGCGCTATAGTCTATTTGTAAATAAATTGCTGATGGATTATACCCAGGCACTATAAAATATCCAGATTGACCAGGAGCTATTGGAAAATTGGCTCCAGAATAATTTACAGCATAATAATATAAACTGGTTCCTAATGGAATAAATTCTAATATCCATAAATCGTTCACTGTAACATCTATGGAATTATTTTGAACAAATATTAGTCCTTCTGGAGCAGTGGTGGTTGTAGATGTAGTACTTGTGGTGCTCGTTGAGGAAGGTTTGATTTTATTCCATTCATTCTGTAAATCAACAAGTTGTGAATTAAGATACATATGGTGTTATCTAATTTCTGTAAAGCAACAGTGGCACTATCCCATTTATCTATTCCAAGACATGAGAGATTTCCTCCTACATATTTTACATTATTTGTACTAGACATTCTATTATGGAATATACATTATGTAATAACAACCTAATCCAGGTTGATAGTTATTATGAGCCAATCCTCCTCCTGTAGAGCCAATAGCTGTTACAACACTGACATCTCCCTTGTCTAGGAGCTTCTAACACCAATATCAGCAGTTCCTCCTGTAATTCCTGCAAGAGCATAGCTAGTGTTTCCACCATATGTTGCTCCAGCAGCAAGATGCGTGTAGATGAGTGTAGTTGCATTTTGATCTCCAGCTTTCACAGTGTAGTGTGTATGTGGAAGGACAGTGACAATATTAGTTGCTGAGTGAGTGTGTGAAGGTAATTGAGAAGCTGAAAGAGAAGCTTTCAGTGTTCGGCTCCCACAGCTCCTAATAATGTATAGCTAGGATTACCAGCAATACTTAGGATCTACAACAGGGCTAAATGCTCCTCCTCCCATTCCTGTTGTTACACCAACTCCCACTCTACCCCTTTTATCAGGGAGTGCTATTATTACCATTACACAGGGTAGATTTTTTCTCAAAATATCCCAGTCCTGCTCCAGATGCATCAAAATTACCAGAAAGTGTGCCATAATATTCTACAACAGTGTATGGAACCATTCTAGTGTAATACTTTGTTGCAGCTGATTGTCCACTTAAATATGCAGCAATTAAAGAGTTTAAATCTGAAAGTTTTACATATGTATTGTTTACAGTTACAACAAATGCTGCAAAAGATGAGTTTAATTCACAGAGTTTATTTATTGTTGCTTGTAATATGTTATGTGTTACCAGAACTAGCAGTGACACCAGATATACATCCTAATTGGTAAAAATCTTCTAATCTACCAATAATAGCCTCCACTGCTATATGAAGTCTGCTATTAAGTTCACAAACAGATTTAATAATTGTGGATATTACATTTTGGAAGGGTGAGAGGTTCACATTCCTTTAGATTACGAGTTATTATCTCGCAAATAATAGTTTCATCTATATCTAATGTTATTCCTTCTCCTGAAAGAGTTGATACAAGAAATCCAATAATAGCTTGTTCAACATAAGAAAGAGAATCCCCATTCTCTATCCCAAGCTCAGGAACATCCACTCCTGTATATTGAACACATTTATCAGAGGTTGTTTCTATACAACCATTATAGCAATTTGAACAAGACATTATTTATATATTTTAATATTTTCACTCTACTGGCAATCATATTTATTGTATAATTATCAGCATAGTTGGGGTTATAAAATTTACTAGTGAGTATCCTTTTGTAGTTGATTAAATCTAACATAGCTCCTCCTGGAACAGGTTGATTTGTTAAATATACAACATTATTGTACAAATTACTTGCCAACTCTACCATTCTACAGTCTATTTCTTTCAGATAGAGCAGGAATGCTAGAACATTCAGGACAACTTGTTAGTCTAGGTGATAACATTATTATTGGTTTTTAGTGCTATTACAATAGATGCACATACCATTGGTTAAATTACATGCCACATCCTACATTAGCTCCGCAATTAGTAACAACTTGCCATATTAATAAAAGTTTATTGACATAGTTATTTCCAGAGCAGCCACAATTGTTTTTAATGAAATTATTCAACATTTTATCAGCTTGATTATAAAGCTTTGTTGCTTCAATTTCAGCACAGTTATTTCCAGCAGCTATGGCTCCTTGAATGAAAAAATAGATTGAATTCAAATCCACCTTTGCTTGTGTCTTATAGCTCTATCACATTCCATCATGTCAAGCTTCATAAATGCTTCATCAAACTTCTCTTGAATTTGCTCTGTACGCATAATAGACTTCTCCACATTATATAAATATGCAGGGGATACAGAATATCTCAATCTGTAAATTCCATCAGGAAGAGGTTGTTGTACGCCAGGAGCAGTGATTCCAAGATTGGAAGTGGTGAATACGTTAAAGTCATTAACACTAAAGGTTTGATAAATGTACCAAACCCAGGAACTGTCACTTCAATAGAAGCCCGAGAAACAGCAGGAGGATCATTAGGATAGGTAGACGCATCAGCCACCCCTAATGTATTTTTGTTATACGTAGGAATCACTAATATATCTAATTGTAAATCTGCCATTTTGTTATAAATAAATAAGCCAGAGGATCCGAGAATTAATCCTCTTTCACCTCTGGCTTATAGGTTATTAATTGTATTACTCTCCTACACTATTATGGGATTCTAGTTTGAAGTGGTAGTAGGTAGAAGGCCATGTAGTTGTAGAGGTGGAAGTAGTTGTTACACATACACCGTTTACAGCTGATACACAGCACCCAATCGCAGCAACAAGAACAGTCTCAATAGCGCTTTCCATAGCACTTCCTGCTTGAACACGCAATGATGGACGTACTATCTGTAGGAATGGAATCTCCCCACTGATACTGAGATCTATCGTAAGCATTGTATTTAATGTAATAGGTGGTGTAAGATTGCACCACTATTTACATAGCTTTCGAAGTTCTCATTGTACCCATTCATTCTGTCAGAGGTGCTTCAGATAGCCAGCTTGATAGCTATAGAAGTTCTTCTCTAATTGGCAATTTCGTCTGAAGTTCCACTCGCATAGGTAGAGACGCTGTATAATTACAGGAGTAGCTACAATGTTACCAGTTGTCTGCCACGATGAAATCATGCAGTGGTGGCAGGTCCTTCGATTACAAAGGTACGGAACCACATACGGTCATATTCAGTAAGGGAAAGCTGCAATATCACAAGGCTGACCATACTTAGTCAAAGGCTTACCAGTGATACGAAGGAATGCATTGGCATCATTACCCAGTCTTTGGAACTGATAGAAAGTGCTAAGGCTAATGTCATCAGGATTGATACCAGTGAGCTTGCTTCTGCAGCTTGAATCGAGTTTGTCAAGCAAAGCTGGTACATCACATCAGCACAAGGATTAGCACCACAGTCACAACAAGGAGCTTGTACAGTTACTGAGCGAGTGAAACCATTGAAATACAAGGTGTCAATGTAGCTGGAGTGTGCACGAAGAGTAACAGTTATAATTTCTCCACATTGTACTTTCCATCCACTAACTGTCTGTAATCTGACTAATGGGAGTTGCACAACCAGATACTTTGTACCACTCAGTTACATTTGCTGTGTTACCAGTGCCACCTTTTATTCTTGTCAGAACGCTTAGATCCCTGAAATAGGTGTTTTGTCTGCCCTGCGCTATGTAAAAATAAGGAGCAGCAGCAATGTTACCAGCTGTTGCAAGGGTGTAGTCGTTTCTGTGGAAACCAACTTGACCAGCAGTGAGGTCTTGCGTAGATCCAGAGCTAGGGAGCGCAGTTTGCCCTACTGGCACTACGAAGAGCGTAGTTAGTGAAAAATCGGCCATTTTATTTTATTTTAAATTGTGAAAAAACCTATTCGTTTGCTTTGTATTCTAAACTGTGCACTTTGAACAGCAGCTGTGTTCTCTGTGTACATTGCTAGATTTTGTACTGTTAAGTCTACTAGTTCATCCTCCAGAATAGAGTTCAAGTGCAGTCTTGATTGATGGAGTCTGTACCATCAAACTTTATATATCCCTCTTTATCAATATACACTGGGTAGCGCATATAAGATATGTAAATCTTTGTGGGAGTGAATGTTCCATCTGTAAAAATGGATATTTCATCAGAAGATAGAAAGTTGAAAGTTTCTTGATATTCAAAGCTTGGTTTGGGATGGCTGTTATTCAGAATGAACTGAAGGTCACCATGCTTAGCCATGTCTCTGTTTATCCATATCTTTCTATCCTTACAAACACCCTTGTCAGCTAATACATAACTATCAATGTAGAACATGTATTTTGGCTCAAGAGCATGTAAATTTGCACACCACTGATTTAATTGTTCGTTCTTTATAGAGAGATCAAGAGGTTGATTGTTGTATGTAACCACCAAGCTTTGTAGGTCTTCATAACGCTTTTTGAAAGCATCAAGTCCCATTCCACTTATAACACTAAAACCATCAACCTTTTGTTTTATCAGCTTAATCTGAGCTTCGTTTAAAGCCAGTATTTTATCTTCTAATTGAATCTGCTGGTGACGTTAGTTGACAGTTTATTTAGTTTCTGGTCAATCTTATATAATAAACTGTCTACTGGTATCATACTGCAGCAATTTTCTTAGTTTTTAATTTACCTTCTAATGTGAGGAGTATGTCTTGATTATGATCATCAGACAACGTCTAGCTTACATTAAATCATCCTCATCCTTTGCCACTTCAAACTCACCTTCATAAATCTTACCATTAGGTTTGAGTCTGTAGATGGAATGAGCAAGTGGCTTGTTTCACTAAGTCCTTGATATGGAGCAGGTTATCTTTCATGTCCGCAAAGCGTGTGAACACTTCCACAGGATTCAATCCCTGATATTTACCATTCTTAGAACTCTGTTTGTTTAAGGACATTGTCTACAAGATTGTAAACAGCATTCCTCTTTGGTATCATCAGTTCCAGGCAAGTCCTAACAAACAGCCACCTTCTTTTCTTCTCAGGTGTCATACTGTCAAATTTGATAGATTGCTCTATTGATGAGCTTGTTTCTTCTTGAAGTAGAGCAGTATTTTCAATTTCTTCATCAGCTACATAAAACTGTGTGTCAGCAGGATATTCACCACGTCTCCCATGCTTGATAGGAGCTAGCGATAGTTGGATGAACACGTAACCAAGAGAAAGCTGACTCTTGTAGAGGAGTGGAACAAGTCAAAATAATTGTCACCATCCATCAGTTTTGCAGGTTGGCACATGCATTGTATCAGAAACAGACGTAGAAAGTCCATAATTCCAGAAAGTTGAACGAGGACCTAAATCAACATCACCTAATGCTGATTCCAGTCTTTGTCTAAGCTTTGTTACACGCTCCACTTCCAGTCTCTTTCCAGAGGATCAGAAATTCTGCGTATATAAGCAGCATCTGGGTCTAAGCCTGTTCTGTACTTACCATCCAGTTCTTTATAGGGATATTTAAACACCCCTGTTCCTGGAACTCGTGTCAAGCCTTTTCCATAGCGAGACCACCTTGCATAGTTTGCAGTTGAGAGTTTTGAGACTCTTTTGATTGTTGCGATTTTGCCTAACCTAGCCATATTTAGTTGTTTATTTGGTTTATTTTAGCAGAGCGATTCCCATCGAAGGGAGAAGCAGCTGAACATTGGCTCAACTCTACACTCTGATTTTGAGATAGAGCTCCCGACTCTGAAGTGTGGGGGGCATTTCTTCTCGATATTTTAAGGATTATTTATCCTTAGAATTGTGGAATTTCCTCAATCAGCACTGTACGAGACAGGTCTTCAATGAAAATATCACAACGGTCTTTCATCCAAAGTTCGTAATCCAGGGAATTTGTTAGCAGAACTGCATACCCTGAGATTTAGCAAAACCTAAGTGGTGACGAGTACCGTCAGCATATCCCCAAGTCATAGAAGGAGCACCCTTCATTCTTACCTCACGAATGTTGTTAACCAAAGAACCATCAGACATAGGAGATACATCAAACACCATGAATACCGGGGTTGATTTCTATTCTGACCAAATTCCAGGTTAGTTTGAGGCAAAGTCGCAATTCTTTCAAGTGAATCAGTTCAACACGACCAGTCTTCACGAGTAACCATCGCATCGAAAGCAAAGTTGTAAGTGATGTGTTGTCCTTCTCCCTGTAAGTAACGATTACCGCTGATCAGCCATGAAGGTCAAACCACTATTCAAGAGCGTCAGCCTTTAAAGCTTGTTGGAATACGTCAAATCCAGCTTCATTAGTGTACATTTTCACACGACGGTCTTTAACATCCACACGACGATAGAACAAGTCACCAAATACAGAACGAATTAAGTTTGCAGTGAATTCACCACGGTTATATTGTACCAGGTTACCATTGTTACGCATACGGTGGTAAACACCAGCTGAGGTACGCTTCAGCTCTCGTCTGCTACCGATTAGTTTTAACAGTACCAGGGCGAGACCAAATCATACGCTTAACCTTCAGTTCCAGCATAGATTTACGCATCCAGAATTCAATAAATGGTTCCCATTTAACATCATTACGTGTAAGGGGTAATTGATTTCTGCGCTGAAGGAGCATACACAAGGATGTCCAAGGGACGACCTGCAGATATCACGCATCATTTTGTCATCAGCCCACTCAGTGATTTTGTGTTCAAAACCATAACCACTACCGAGAGATTCAAACATTGTGATTTGCTCACCCAAACGAGGAAGTCCTAACAAATCTTGGTCAAACTCACCAATGGCAGCATCAACCAATTCTAATTCCAGACCAACTTGTAAAAACGTATGGCTAACAAAATCTACAGTGGGGTCGTCTGTAACTAATGTGAAGGAATAAAAGAATCCCATGTTCCAAGGAACTGGATCCTTAATAACGTAAAAACGAGGACCATATTGACGACTACCAACAGAAACGATTGCATTCTTAGAGAATTCGTTAGTGTCAAGTACCAATTGGAACTCTTGACCATCAATACCAGGCTTACTTAAGTCAGTGGTAGCACTAGGAACATTGATGATTTTCAGGAATCTGTAAGGAACTGCCACTTGCCATTTCCAAGCATCACTGTTATTATCAATGTAATAGGGAGTGCTCTTGTTAATCATGTCTAAGAAATCATTGCTGTACAATGAGCTTTGAGTGTAGAAGCTGATGATTTTCTTATCATAATCAGCAGGTTCCGTAGAGTGGAAACTCTCTAAGTGGTTAGCATCTGTAAGCTTACCAACAGCACGTTTGTCCATAGAGGCCACACGAGCATACGTAAAACCAGTTAGACCTGGGATTGTTTGAATTGCCATTTTGTTATTCTTTTATTAATTAAAAATTTATAGAGCCCAAGGAGAAGATTGTGAGTTACCAGAGGAAGTTGAACCGCTTCCTTTAGTTTTACTGACTTGTCTTGCAACTTCCCCAAACAGCTCATTAGATTTTTTCGTAATGCCTGTTTTTTGTATGGTAGATAATGTAGGATCTTTTTCAAGCACTTTTAACAACAATGCCACTTTAACCTTCATATTATGATTCTCAGGCTTCTTTAAATCCAGAATGGTTTTATCAAAGTCTGTTAGAGTTTCACCACTTGTGGTTTTGTACTTATCTACCAACAGGAAGTCTTGTAGTTCATTTGCTAATTTTGGATTGATGGGAATACCATCAAATTCTTTAGCTTTCAGTTTGTCCTGGAGGACAGATTGTACATTTTGTACGTATTGTTGTTTAATGGCTTGTTTCTGTTGAAGTTCTTGCTCAGCTTTTTGTTGCATTTGCTGGAGCTTTTGAGCTTCCTTCTTAACTAACACCTTGTGGTGTTTTGTAGCTACAGATTCTAAGTCACCGTAGTTCTTTAATCTTTCTACCTCTGTATCTACGTCTTCAGGTTCAAATCCCTGATCTGTAAGTGCTTGACGAATAACTGCCACTTGATTGTTTTCTTGTGTCAGGTCCATTTCAGCAAATGATACAGCTGTATTATATGTGTTGAAATATTCTCTTGGATTCACCCCTTTTACAAAGATGGCATCAAAGGCTTGTTGGTAATCATCACCAAACTGTCCAATGAAGTTGTTTACCATTTCAATAGCTCCTTTCTTCTTTTCATTTTGAAAGCGCTCTAGAAATGCCTAGGAGTAGCTATATCCAAATCTTCTTCACCCTCTTCCTCATCCTTGGAAAATACACCAAGTTTGAATAGGTCACGAGATAGGGCTGTGAATTGATTAGCCTCTGGTTCATCATCCTCATCACCAGTGGTGGTGGCAGCAGCTTCAGGCTTCTTAGGAGCTGCTTTAGCTGGTGTCCCCTCTTCTTCTTCCTCCTCTGCGTTATCACCAAGGAAGTTTGATATAAGGTCTTGACCTGTCAGGTATTTACCATCTTCTTTAGGAACTATTTTCTTTTCCTTTTAGGAAGGAACATCTGGTTCGGGGGCTGGTTCTGCAGGAGTTGCAGGTTTGATGATTTCTCCACCTGATCAGGACTAGCAGTTGCTGTTTCAGCACCGAACAGTCCTTCTAAAAGTTCTGCTCCTCCAGGACCCATTTCCATAGTGTTCTCAATACCAAAGTTTCCAAATGAGGATGGTGTCATCAAGATTAATTTCAGACATCTGTAGTTTATTTTATTTGGTTTGTTAATGTAAAAGTAGATAGAGATTGTTGAAAATCAAAGAGATATGTGTTTATATCACTGATTTTTGCATATAATATAGCATTAACTTATTTTACTCTAATCAAGTTTGTTTGAAAATGTATCATTTATAAGTCTAAAGCTACGTATTGGAGCTATATCAGTTAGTGTAATTTGTTGCACTTCCACTCCCCATTTCCTAGCTTCCACTCTCACCTTCTTAGTGAGGATGTTATCTACATCTGGGTCAATGCATTGGTCTATTGGCAGGGAGATGATTATGTTCTTTATGATGGACTGTGTCATATCAGCTAATGCATCCTTAGCATCAAACACCTCCAGGAGAAACACTTTTACATCTGTGATTTTATATTTAATAACCCCCTTCACCACTATATTTTGTTTATCCTTTGTATACAATGACTGTGGAGCTAAACTAAGAGTGGTTACAACAACGTGCTGTGGTATCACCTACATCAAATATGGGAAGCTTTAAGTGAAACCCTGGAAGTAACACCTTCTTGAACTTTCCATTCCTTAGGAGCACAGCTTGTTCATAGCTTGGTATGATTACCGCTGGCATGATGTAGTGCCACCAATTGGTGAGTAGTTTCTATTAGTCTATCAAACATTATTTAGGTTTTTTAGATGCCCTGTTCCTAGCATTTATCTTAGCTATCTCCAGGTCATTCTTTTGGTTTTCTCTATCCACCTGCAATTTCTCTCTTTCTATCTGTAGCTTCTGAGAATTTTGTGCCATTTTAGATTGGATGTCTGCCATTTTAAGGCTGTGGTCTTTTTCTAATTTAGACTGCTCATTGCTTATTCTAGAGATTTCCAATACATCAGGAACCTCATTTACATTTCTGTCAGCCAGTTCAGCTTTAGATTCAGCAGCTATGAGAGCTATTTCTTTCTTGTTAATTCTATCACGTTCATTCTGATAGTTCTCATTCTGCATATCTTGCTCATGTTGAAGCTGGGCTTGTTTAGCCTTGAGCAGCAGCAATTTCTCTCTGTTGGTCAATCTGCTGTTGCTGTTGCTGTTGTTTAGCTTCTTGCATTTGTATTTGTCTGTCTCTCAAGTCTTTAAACACCTTCTTCATCTCTCTTATAGACTTGGTGCTATACAGTTCAATTACATCATACAAGCTTCCTCCATTCTGAATAACAGCTTGAGATAATTGTCTAATCTCATTAAACATTTGTGTATCTTCAGGACGATTGGTAAGAAACACCTTCAAATCACGGAATTTAAGGTCTGAACCATTCACCTGTACAAATGCACTTTCTCCCTCATCTGTAACATAGGAGAGTGTGGATTGTGGCTTTTTACTTTCTACATATAGAGCAGCATCAATAATTGCCTGATAGAGCTGGCCTAAGACATACTCATGAGCAACAAACAAGGGTTCTGTTTGTGAATAGGATTGTTGTATAGCTGCATTTGTTCCTGTTGCAGGATTCACTGGCTGATACAGAACCAAGTCTTTGCTTACTCATTCCCACTAGTTCCCAACACTCATTCTTCAATTGTTGTGCCAATGTATAACGAGATTGTATTTCCTGTGTTCTTGTCAGGTCAATATCTCTGAATTGGTTGAATGAGCTTGGACTCTTCAAGTTTTCAGGACTGTCATCAATGAATACCACTCCACGATTACGAGCTTCCATTTCCCATACATCTAGAGCATCCTGAGCATCACCATCCTTAGGAACAGGAATATGTCTAATAGATGTTAAATACACTTTACCCACCTCTTTTTCTAAGAGTCTTATAAAGCTGATTCATGCATACATTATACTGCACCTGGAAAGGTTTCATCAAATCCACCAAACTCTTAGCTTCTGTATTCTTCACCTCATAAACAGTTCCTATGATGGGACAATAGTTTAATAGTTTGAATGGTTTGATGTGATAGATGTCTGGACCAATCTTTGTTCCCTGATACCATCCGTTCACCCATCCCCATTCAAGAGATTGTTGTGTAGGAATTGTACCAGATTTGTAAGTTTCATCAACAGAGCAGGGATTGTTCATTCCCTAGTTCATCAATGTAAATCACCTTACCAATCTTTTTCTTACTAATCCAATAAGAACGTACAACAACATACTTATATCCAAAGGAGCTTACATTTGATGTGAGTCCTAAGAAGTCTTTTAGTCCATCATTGTTCTCCTTCATCTCTGATTCAATCATCATACGTGTTTGGAGAACAAGAGGGTCGTATGTATCATACATCACAGAGTCTGTTACCTGGAATCGCATTAGGATTACCTAAGATTGGACTCTCGTACATTAATCAATCCATAATCCTGAGAGAGAGAACGTTGAGGTGGTCTATCTCTTCTTTTGTCAGGTCTGGAATGCTTTCGATGATTTCTGAAAGCTCCATAACTCTGCACTGTACCAGCGGCATATGCCCCCTGAGCTCTACCTGTTGGGTCACTGAGATCCACTTTACGTATCTGGGGTTGTTAAGAAACCATGTGTTCTTAGGGTTGGCCACCTCGATGTTAAATCCTAAGTTTCGAATTATCCTCGTAGATATGATAGAACTTGTCTGTGCTGAAATTAGCAAATCACGGAAGGCATCTTCTGACTCTTTTCTCTTCAGATTGAATTCAGCTTTCTGGCATGTGAGAACGTGGTTTGCCCATTTCTCAGCTACAGATGTATAACTATCAAGTACATCCTTCACTTGATCCATTGTCATTTGATCTAAATCTTCATCAGAAATTTCTTCTCCTTGAGAGCAGTCTTTTGTCAATAATCTTTTGTCTGGCTTGATTGATTACATATTCCTGGAAGAATGCCAGTTTTGAATTCTAGCTCTTCAGCCTTGACTATCATCATCAAATGCTTTCACACGGAATGTATCAGGACGCTTTGATATTTACCTACTAGTTCATTCACAGGAGTGGTGATGATGGAATACATTTTCACATATGCAGGAAGCTGTAAGTCAGCTGTTAGTACATCTGTAAATGAGCGCACTTGTGGCTCTTGATAGAAGTCTTCCATCCGTAGGATACCCTTCATCAGGTCATAGTTCTTAACAAATGTGTCACGATTCTTTACATACTCAGCATAAGCCTTGCTTTGCAAAGTAGTCCATGGTGTTCTTTATCCAGCTCTCATCCTGCTTCTCCTTTTCAGTTTTGAACTGATCAGGGAATATATTCAGGTAGGCATACCTAATCGTAGCATCTTTGGTATATCTAATAATAGCCATTATATGAATAGTTTACTTTTCTTTTCTCGAAATAGTCCACGAGATTCTGTGAACAATTACGTTTCTTCTTGTTGGGTTTGAATAACGCGTTCAGCTCTTGGTCATCTGCAGATCCTCCCACCCTTCCAAGAATAGGGTCCATCTTAAGAGCTTGAGCTATAGCTAGTTCTGCAGCAATCAGACTACGGTCAAAGTTACCCTGATCGTTATACTGAATTATTTCTTCTAGCAGCACAGGATCAAATATCTTTGACACACCTGTCACTTCTTTGGTGACGTTACCATCTTCATCTTTCTCTCTGATATACCACTTCTTCCATATACTTCTTTAGACAGTTGTGTAGATAGTCTCTTATTTTGTCTGCTGAACGGTGCACTCCATACTCACGTCTTCACGGTGGTGCCAGGCACCACTTCTTTCAACCAATCAGGTTGCTTCTCTAGGTAGTGAGCATCTCCTTTTGCTTTCATGTATTCTATAAAGGAAATGTCATCATTTTCACAAAGCGTTACGTAGCATTGTAATATTTGATGAGCAGTCTAGCCTGTTCTTCCCATGTTTCCTTCTTATCAGGACGTGCACAATAAGAAGCTACGAACATATCTTGATATTTCTCGTCCGGTGATATCATGCATACTCTTATAAATGTACACAGCTCCCAAGAGAGGTAGAATATGCAGCTTGTCCTTGTCTATAAGGGTCCACACCAGCTACATAGAGTCCATATGGAGGATTCTCCATAGGGAATTCATATATAACAACAGGTGCATCCTTCAAGATCGCTACTTCTTCGAGAGGGAAGTTGGTGATGGGTTGTTTGTACTGTAAACTCATGCTTCTATCTTCTCCCCATCATTAAACAATATCACAGGAGTGCCTGTTCTATTCTGTGATTAAGCAGTCTAGACTTCTGACGTTTAGCTGCTTCTATATCAAATATGTTTGTATCTTCATTCAGGAAGTATGTCATCCACTTCCATGGGGATAGTACATCTTCTCTTTTAGATAGGCCACTCTATCCCCAGCCTTTTTCAGTCGTTCTAGATTACTCACTTGTTATTTCACGTTAGCCTTTTCTTCATTGCTCACCAGCATGCTGACGCTGTGTAAGTCACTTTCTGGCGGGCTGCTCGAAGGAAAGCTTCCCAGTGTGCTGGACTCCTTTGCTTCCATTCTGATACTTATACGATATGAATAAACCGTGAACTCGTCTTATCATCTTTGTCATTATTATAGCTGTAAGGAAGTTGAAATTATCCAGCGTCAAACATCAAGCTCTTGGCATCCATGAAACTTTTCATGTCACCACCTGTTCCTGTAAGGATGGAGAACATCCCCCATCCATATGGAGTGGTGAAACCTGGAACAGCTGCCTGGAATCCTCTGAGGAAATTGCCCTTACCTATCTCATCTATAATCAGTTTACGAGGTTTGGTACCAGCAATTGCTTCTTCATTTGTTTACCTTCATCCAAGTTACGAATAGAGATTCTGAGAGAACGGTATCACTCTCTCCTGCTTTGGTCTTAATACCTAGAGTGACTTGGTTTTTCCAATTATCCTCCACCCTCTGCCATCTCCATGCTTCAGGCAAAAGTTGAGGCCCTTGTCCAGCTTATCTGTGATCAGCTTTATATCAGGGGGCATTCAACCCAGCGATCACATTCTGGGAATTCTCATCAAATGTTGCACCCCACCCTATGTAAGAAGCCTCTAATACATGATTTTGCAAAACGTCGTATACCAAGTATCACCAAGTCCTTTTTTCTCCTGCTGAGCCCTATCCATCTCATTTGTCACAATCCACTCGTTATCACGAGCAGGGGATTAGCATATTTCTGGTAGATTCTTCCTCTTTCATCTACTACATCCACCTCTGTATGCCAGACATTTAAATGCCAGTATAGAGAATGGGTTGATGTACACCCCATTCATCATGCATCCATCCAGGCAGTATTTGTCTTATGAAAGTCGAAAGAACTGGTTTGTACTCTGCTGGATAGTCTATCAGGCAGATCGTCTTCTGGTTAATCATACCAGTCTTTATAGTCCTATGCTTTTAATGCTCAATCATCTTCCTGCTCTTTAGGCAAGTCTTCAGCCATGAGCTGGACATATCTCCATTTCCTCTCACTTCCACCTTAGCCTCTTCTACATTTCTCAAGCTTATCCACACTCTGTAATATCTCAACATAGTCTTTCAAAGCCTGTGTTAAATCTTTCCTTCGGGCTTCTTTATTCGCAATACATATAGGGATCACTCCTCCATTCTTGGTTCTCCTCTATAAGCCATTCTATCCTGTAGCAGTGGAAAAAGGATTGCTTTCTATGCATTCTTTTAGTTCTTTCAGCTTACCTTCCAGAAACTCCAGCTCATATTCTATTAAACTCACCTTTTTAGAAGTCGCCATTATCTTCCTCCTCTTTCAAAATGTTATTTAAATCCATCCCATTCTTTAATTATCATATCTATTTCACTATCATCTGTATGTGGAATGTCCATTTCCAGCTCAGCTTTGTACTTTCTCAAAAGCAAATAATATCTCCTTATCTGTCAATCCCCATACATTTCCATATTCATCTAGACGCTGTAGATATGTGTCTACCCATATTGTAATTGGGGTAGAGGGTTCACTAGTTGCTGGAGAAGCATGCAATATCTTCTGGTAGTTGTCGTCTTCCTTAGGCATTACATTAATTGATTCAAATCTTCGTCCGTCAGTTTATTATTACGAACTTTAAATGTTTCTACGTCAAAATCATATTCTTCTCTATTATCATTGTCCTTTGACATATATTCTTACTTTTACAATAATTCCCACATTGTCCTGCACCTCATCTGGGGTTCCCACAATATCTATATAATCAGCACCACTATTGTATATATTTGTTAATACATCTAACAAAGCAGCTAGAGGGAATCTATTCTTGAAACTAATTGTTTCCATATTAAATTATTTTATCATTTCTTGTTCTTCTGCTGCTGTAACCAACGCTGTCCACTTACTCAGGGGCATGCACAGGATAGGCATTTAGTTTTGGCATCCAACGTACATCCACACTTTGTGCAATGTACATCAATTCTCATGGTTTTGTAATTCTTGGCATTAACAGAACTTAGCTCACACCCATTACAAATCTCCATCCTCTCCTTCGCTGTTCTCTATAATATCCTTCAGATGAGCTGGGGGAATCAACTTGTTCCTCCATCCCTCGTATATCTGTAGATAATACACTCATTTAATTTTGGTTTTAAATCCCTAATGTTTCCCTCAAGCGTATCCTTCCTCATGAGCAAACCTCGTCTTGTTCTAGCATCTGTCTCTGTCTCTAACGCTTTTGTCCACCTCTTCCAGCTTATGGACCCATCTCTTCATTGCTATCAGCCTTCTTCTGATTAAACTTAAACACTCCGAACCCACTGATTTCCACACTCTTATTCTTTGCCATAGCCTTATTAGCCTCCTGAAACTGATGTTACAACAGCCTCTAGCACCTTTCTCCCACCATCATCTTTGGAGAAAGCTTCCTTATGAGCCAGTCTCTAACAGAGCAGACTCACAGGCTTCTTCTCATCACTTATGGAATATTCTGATTTCAAGCACTACATTTTATCAAAGTTCATTAACTATCTGGGGATTCACCTTCACCCTTGTGAGCCATCCTTCACCAACACCCCATACGCTTCAGCTTAGAGACAATATTATTAATAGAAGCATTCGTTCTGTCCCATATTTTTTACAAGAACTCCTCCCTTATACTTCCATATGAAATATTACCCTTAACAGCTGTAAAGGCTATAAGCTGTATTTCTCTCTCTGTCAATTTCAACCCATTAACAGCAGATAGTATCATATAATACCTCTCAGCGATAGAACAAGAGATGAGTTCTCATTCTTTCTAATCCTCTGTAATACAATATCATTCACAATAACAAAACTACCATATAGATTATAACAAACAACAAATTATTTTCTATCAATAGCTATATTATTCCCCCATTTTCCTTCCTCCAGAGCCCCACTATCCACCTCCCCACCCACCACCCTGCAAGATAATAACTTTTCTTGATATTCTTCTTTGATGTGCAAAAATATTTTCAAAATATTCTAATGAACTAGGCATGTCTGCATAACTGTTTGATTTTCTGATATTTATATCTTTTTTAATAGTTGAAGATTATGAAGATTACCAACTAATACTAATTGGTGTTTCATTGTCTTTTAAACCATGACAATGGTCATCAATGCAGTACTATATGCACTCCTTTTTTTGCTGTTCAGGAAACTTTTTAATAAACTCATCTTTACTAAATCCTCAAGTCTCTCCATGTAGAATTTCCTTTTTCAAAGGTTGTTCTTTTGATAGCATCTTTGAAAAAACTGTCTTGCTTTTCTTCTTGGAGTTTGATTTCTATTTCTCTCGATTATTTGTCTTACTTCTTTTATCCATCCATTATCATTCTTTATAACTTTATATTTACAGAGTTTACATCTACTAGATATACCAGTGCATCTAGATGAGTCTTTTGGAAACTCATCATAATCCTTTATATTTTTACATCCTGGACATCTAAATAATGGTTTACAATCTATACTTTCTGTTGCCACTTTTCAAAATATTCTTTATTTTTTTATTTCTTTTACAGATAGATTCAAGTTTTCATAATTTTAATTTTAACAACCACCCCGAAGGTACGAATGAATATTTCACATTTCCCGAATTTATCTTTTCCTCAACCCATAGCTTGACAAAACACCCCATATATCAAGCTATACATTTACACATCCCCCCCATGATGCTCCAAATGATGCTCTCTACAATCCAGTCGTGTAACATCGTAAGGGCTTTGTATAATGCCTCATGATGAGCTTCAGCAAGATGGGACTACCACATATACAACATGGCTGTTTTACTATCTTTCCTCTCTTTATTTGTGCACATGTAAATAAGACCTACAATTTGCTTTCATTCTCTGAAAATCATTTAGCTCAGAATGTTTAGGGTGTATTTTTCCTCATATAAGCATTGTGACAACTTAAACAAGTACCTACGCTTGTTTATTCTATCTTGGCTCTAAAGGACCATTACATTTAGAACATTCATTCTTTAGGGGATTTGGCACTTCTCTTTCTCATATTGCAAATATAACAATATTGTTTCACATTAACAAATGTTTATGTGAAACGCTAATGTGACTCAGTGGAACATTTATACATCCCCCCTTATTATAGGAAAATTTTAACTTCCATCCCCCAAATCTATCATATCCATGAGAGGGGAGACTCACTCCATCCCAGAAGCCCCCTTCGGGGAAAGGTAAGTTGGGGGCATCCCCGCCAATTTGCCTCATAACAATCATTAATCATAAAGTGCAGACAGCACTATAAAAACTTTAAAATCGTTATGAATACAACTATTCAATTGGAAGGTGCTCAGGTAGGTAAAATCACTTTACTTTAGAAAAGGTTTGCCTTACAAGAATGGCCAAAGAGCTAAGGACAAGAAGACTTATAATCAGTATCGCTACAACGGTACAGTTTTCAATGTTGAGAGTGATAATAAGTTTTTGTCAGCTTTTTGATCAGTGAAGAGCTCTATTCTGTTGAGTTCATCACAGGTCAAAGAGAGGTTAAAGAGGGTTGACTCTGAGGGTGCTGAAATCACTCGCACTGTTGACACTCTTGAATTTGACAACTGTTGCCGATCTGTTAATCAGGCAGAAAAGCTTGCAGGTAGTGAGGTGAGAATCAAAAGATTTACAAATCTTTAGAGGCAGCTCCTGTAACTGATGAATTGCTTGAAAATGTTGGCAAAGGGTGCAGCTGTAAATGCTTAATATCGACAGGAAAGAATGTGTTCGTGTAATGCGGACACATTCTTTTTTCTTCATTCTGTGTATATATGGGTGGGGAATAATGAATTAGTCCGAAGGGAGGGAATTGACTGAAGAAATTCGTTCCATTTTCCTTCATAACTCATTGATTATCTGTTAGTTTGAGAGTGGGTAACAATACATT